AAGGATTCAAGCTCTTCAGTCGAAATAAGGGCAAACATAAGATCAGCAGTAGCAGGGAGACCAAAGGACTCACTAGTATCAGTAAGCTCAACGTCAGAGCTGCCGTAACCAGAACGAGTGGTCTGCGTGGCAGAAAAGATAGGGACGTTTGCTTCGACAGCCAATCCTCTAAGTTCTTCAGCAATTGCTTTAATATACGAATATGAATTGACATTGCTATTTCCGCGATACCTAGAGGAAGCACATATATTAAGGTAATCAATGAAAATAATATCAGGTCTAAATGATTTCTTAAGAGCAAGTTCTTGAAGTAGTGATTTAAAATGTCCTGAATGTGCTGATGCTGTTGGATACTCTTTAATGATTAAAGTTCCTTGTGTTTTCTTAGCAAGGTTTGTTACCTTAGTTTCAAACATCTGCTTAGGAAGATCTACTATGTCTTGTATTGCGACATTAAGAAGATTAGCATCGATCCTCTCCGCAATCTTTTCCTCTGCCATTTCCAGCGTAATGTAGAGAACATTTTTTCCCTGGAGCAAAGCTGAGCTTGCCACATGACACATGAATAAAGATTTTCCAACACCTGTGCCAGCGAGAGCAATGTTGAGAGTCTTATTCGGTATACCACCCTTTGTAATCTTATTAAAGTATTCAAGATCAAATTCAATCTTGTCTTCTTTTCTGTGATAGGACTCATAACGTTCCTCATAATCATTTAAATAATCATGCCCAATATGAGTGTCGAAAGATACTGCAAGAGCATCTGATAGTATGCTAGGTATTGCATCTCTTCCCTTTGCATCCTCAGACTTCCCATCCGCAAGTTGAATAGACTCCATGAGTGCTATGTATATAGCACGATCTCTACACCATTTCTCTGTAGTATCAACTAACCAATTAAACTCAGCAGGTTCATCCTCAAATGAAGTAATTAACTGAGCAATTTCTTTAAAAGAAGTGTCATTAATATCATTACGTTTTTCAGTCTCAATACACAACACTTCCCTTGTGGCAGGTTGATTATACTCCTCCACAAATTTTAAAATCTCCTCAAAGATAACCTTCTGGTTAAAATCTTCAAAGTATTCTGCTTTAATAAAAGGAATTACCTTACGAACATACTCTTCATTATATAAAAGATTTCTAAGAATTAGAAATTCAACTTTCTCCATAACTAAATTCCTTTTGTGCTATCTCATCAAGGGCTTGCATTACTTCTGGTGTGAAGTATGTTTCTGGATCTTTATATATTGCTTTGGCATATACTTTCTTACCATCCATCTCATAACGACCTGCTACGTTCTTCCAAAGTCCACCAATCTCACCAAGTTCAAGAAGACCATAATATCGATCAAGACCACGAGCATCATAATACAAACGTACCTCAACCTGCTTATTCTCTTTACTTAACCTTGATTTGTGAGTCTTTGCCTTGATAATGTTTCCAATGACATCTTTGCCATCCTTCTCCTTTTTCTTTCCGAGATAAATGATTGTACTTGCCGCGTACTTGAGTCCCGAACCTCCTCCCATCTCTTTAGTTGGAACATAAGCTCCGATGACATCATATGTATGGTTTGTGACAATGAGCGGGACATTTGCTTGACCTAATTTAAGTGTTAACATTCTAAACGCGCCTTTGACCAATTGCAATTTGGTCATATCACGTACTTGCTTATCGTCCAATGCATCTCTAATCTCTTTCTCAGTAGAGAGCATTCCTAAAGAGTCTAGCACAAACATACAAGGTTTGCGTTCATCCATAGGCATTTGGAGATATTTATCCACTGCCTTAAGAGCCTTCTGTCTAAACTCTTCAATAGTTACTACATTAATAACCACCAAACGACTAGTATCAATCTTGCGACTATCTAAGAGTGCCTTTGTGATGCTAGCCTCAGTATCAAAGTAGAGAACATAAGCATCGGGGTTAGTATCAAGAAAGTTCTTAACCACGGCGAGAGAGAAGAAAGTTTTTCCAGTGCTGCTTTCTCCAGCAATGGCAGTGATCTTATTAGAAGACACACCGCCATATATACTGCCTGAACACAACCCATTAAAGATATAACTTCCTGTATCAACGAATTGTTCGACCTCATCAATTTCTGACGCCAGTTTTGTAAAGTCATCACCTATTTCTTTTACTATATCCTTTAAAAAATCCATTAGATTACCATCCCATACTTTTCACGTAAAATTTTCTTATAGGCTCCATCAGGATTTTCATCCTTAATTTCTTTAAAAGTTTTTATTTTTTGATATAATGCAACGTCCCCACCAAGTCGCATGGCGCTTACTATTGTTGCTAATTCTTTGTCGTTAATAGGAAGGTCCATTAGGCGAAAAAAAGATCCAAGTTTACAGTTTTTTCTACATTCCAACCAATCGCATCTAAAATAGTTTTGAGTGGTTCTAAGAAGGATTTATTAAATTGTAGGTCATAATCAACATACTTGTCAAGACCTATTTCATGTGGGAAATCTTGAATAAAAGAAATAATATTCTCATGAATAATATTTGGTTTCTTCAGATAACAGAACTTAATTTTTTCACCGTTCTTAATGAGTGAGTACTTATTAGTCAACTTATGTTGTTTGATATAATGATTGAATAACAATGCACCCCGTATATGTATAGGAGTTCCTTTAGCATATATTGTAGAGTGTGCCTGATACTTTACAACATCAGATGCAGAGCGAGGAAATGAAATCTGCTCTGGTGGAAGGGTTCTAAACTTCTTACGACTCTTATCAATAAAGTCAATCACATCATCCTCAGTCCCATTCATCATGAGTTTGAGTGCTTCCTTGATCATAGTTCTACAAGGTGCCGGTGTTGAAGATTTAACTGCCTCAATACCCATCATCTTAAGTTTAGGTTCTTCATACCTAACACCTTCACTATCCCATACGTTAAGAATATAACGCTTCTTAGCAGTCCATATGCCCCTGTCAGCAATGTTTTCACGCTTCATCTGCATCTTCTGGTCGTAGGCATTTACGTACTCTGCCAGTTCTTCGTAAGCACTATCAATATACGGCTCAAATTCCATCTCACAGATCTTATTAAGGAACGTGACAATGCCTTCACTAGTTTTCTCTCTCCCTTCGTATACACGTTCAACCAAAGGACCCAGATGAAGATAAATGGAATCAGTATCTGAAGCAATAACATAATCAATACCATCTGTTTTAAGAATCTTATTCATCCTCTCATTCATCTTATTCTCAATCCAACGGATAGAGACCTGACCAGACAAAGTAATTGCCTCAGCATTTGCTAACTTATAATATCTAAAGTAAGCATTTCCTAAGGCACCATAAGCAGAGTTAAGTGCAATCTTCTTTGCCATCTGAATATTATTACAGCGAGCAATCTCCTTCTCTAATTTCTTAGTAGGAGTTTTCTCATATGCTTTCTTTGCCTCAATCATTTTCTTCTTGAAGACCACACGATCTCCATACATCTTATCCATCAATTCAGGCAAGAATCCCCGCTTTGATTTGTCAAACATAGCCCCGTTTGCACAGGTAGCGAAATCAGGGTCAGGACTGAAGTTTCCACTGAGGATCGACTCAACACTGACACTGGGATGAGGGGTCTCCTGTAATGTCTCTGGCGAGATATTGTACTGCATAATAAGATGAGGGTAGAGAGAGTTAAGGTCAAAGCTAACAACCCAATCATACTTTCCCGCTTTCGGTTCCTTGACATACGCGCCTGCATATTTTTCTCCTTTTGCTGTTTTATTCTTTGGAGGAATAACAATATTGCGCTTCTTAAGATAATTGTAAATGATATTATCCCACATACGAACCTGATAAAATACGTCCGCATAATTAACCTTAGCATCATATGCCATGGTCAATGCAAGTTCAATCAGTTTCATCTTGTCTTCCAATCGGTCAACAAGTTCAACGTCAACAATGTTATATTCAATAAACTTCTGCCACCCCTTCTTGTAGAAATCTTTAAAGGTTTCAAACTCAGAGTGGTCAAGTTTTTTCTGTCCTAATTCTACCTCAGCAATGTAATCTAGTCTATATGATTCTTGCGCTTTATAAGTAAACTTCTTATAAAGGTCAAGGTAATCTAACTGCGTTACACCACCAATATCAAATACCTCATGCCTACGACCCATAATATAAGTTTCATTCTCACTCACAAGACCCCAAGGTGAAAGTCTCTTCATCAACTTCTCACCAAGAACACGTCTGAGACGCTTGGAAATATATGGAATATCATATAGTTGAATGTTCCACCCAGTAATCACATCTGGAACATCCACCATCCAATAATTAATGAACGAATTTAAAAGTTCATATTCACTAGGACAATGATGATAAGTTACATTACTCTGTTTGTTGTTAAAAGGTTTAACACCCCAAGTAATAATTTTCTTTGTCGTATAATCCTGGATACTAATAGCAAGTATCTCTTCTGTACATGATTCAACATCTGGGAATCCCTCCTCAGACGCAACCTCAATATCAAGAGTAACCAATTTAATCTTGCTGATGTCAAACTTGACTTCATCCTGAGGGTATTTCTCCGATATGTATTGGTAAACATATCGGTCATTCCCGTATATTTCAAACCCCTCAATATCGTCATACTTTTTATAGAACTCACGACAATCCCTGACCGTTCCTGGATTAATCGACTCAACAGATTCCCCGCTAAGTGTCCTATATTTAGTTTTCTTTTTAGATTTTACAAAGAGCTCAGGAAAGAACTCATCCCTATGTTCATATCTCTGTCCACCATCAACACCTCTCACCAGGAATTGATTCCCGATTAGTTGAACATTGGTGTAAAATTTCATTATTTAAGAAGGTCTTGATATTTTTCAAGTAGAGTTGGCATTGGATCACAAAGGGTAAGAATTTTATCTGAACCCATCATGAATATATCATCTTTAGTAACTGTTAGCAAAAAAGGTGTTAGTACATTATCATCACCAATAACAAATGGATTGATTAATTTACAATCAGGTTCTCCAATATCTGCAGAACCAACCTCTTCAATTTCACTAATCAGAACTTGCTGATTCATCAGAACCAGAATCTTTATTGTTTTGTCCATAGTTTACAATGTCCTCAATATACATTTCTTTTAAGTTATCTACTGGTTCTACCATAGTGATTACCCAATCAGTAGTAATTGGAATAGTTTTTTCTTTAGAGAGAGGCATCCAAGGGAAGAGAGAAACTTCAAATCCAGTCTTTTTAGCAGTTCCTTCTTCTCCACTCTCAATAGTATTTGGATTCCTCATCTTGACTACACAAGCTTTATCAAGAAAATATCCAATTACTCTTTTATTATCCTCTTCACCCACTACCATCTCAGAAACATCTGCGATAATATCCTCTCCCGATTTGAGAAGCAATAGTTTAATGGTCATAGTATTTGTTTACCTCTGTATATTTTACCAATAAAAAAGGGAATCGTCAAGCGATTCCCAAATGAAATTTAGAACCAATCCTTTCTTGTATGATGATCTGGAACTATCTTTCCCAATTCTACCACAAGGAGTCCGTCCTCAAAGCTGACGGATCTAACCTCTGTATCGTCGGAGAGCGTCCATTGTCTGCTGAAGGAACGTTGAGCCAATCCTTTGTGGACAAATTCCCCATCATCTTTTGATTCTTCTTTTTTGCCTTCGACAGATAGTTTTCCAAACTCCGTATAGACTTTGACTTCATCTTTCTTAAACCCCGCAAGGGCGATTTCGAGTTTCGATAAGACATTATTAATTTGTACTAAATTGTATGGTGGATAATTAGAGGTAGTTGTATCATCCCAAAATCTATTGAGATAATCATCCAGTCCTATACTGTTCTTATTAATCCTCTCAAACAGTTCTGGAAGATTTGCAGCATGATACCGCGCTAGATTAGTCATCTTAGTATCTCCTTTAAAAGCGAGTTTGTGTTGTGTGGACCCCGAAGGCATCCATACTTATTTATAACACGAACTGCAAAAAAGTGTGGTATGGTTATCCGACTTCTGATACTCCTCGCGGAAAACTATCTATCTCTTCCAATTCAAAACTCCAATCTTCCATAACAGTATTAGCAAGAAATGTATCACTAAGAAGATTTAACTCTTGAATGGCATACTCTCTATCAGGTGCTTGAAGGTGAATATCAATAACCTTACCCAATCTCAATTTCCTAATATCCAAATCAGACATTCTCTTACAACAATCTCTAACAGCATTGCCTGGAGAATCATCAACCTGTGATCTTAAACGAATAAAAACAGTTGCCTTAAATTTCATAATTCACAATCACTAGAAGGATCAATAATATAGTGTTAACCGTCATTCTTCTTGAGTCTTACCTTTTTTTCCAATGTTATACTTTTGCTCTAAAGACCACTCACCCTTATCCTTATATGCAAGAACCTTAATTTGATTGAGTGGTGCAATATCCGATACTGCTTCTTCTTTTACTACAGTAATAAGTCCCCAATCAGCAAGAAGGCGAGCAATGCGATTACGACGTTGTACGTCGTTAACTGTGAGATTAGCATGTTTCCCATCAAGTGCAAATAATTCTTTAAAGTGAACAATATAGTACCTACCTTGCTTATGCAAAATATGGCACGATTGATAGAGTTTCTTTTCCTTCCTGGACGCAACTCCAATCCTTGTTAAGGTCTCACGGACTTTTAAAAAGTCATCAGGTTCATTAAGAAGTACCTCCACCATTTGGTCTTGCGACCACCTAACTTCAGGTTCTACCGTAGTAGTCATTTTGATCCTCCAGTGTCAAGTCGTTGTTTAATAAATTCCAGTTGTTCTTTTGATAAGATTTTCAGAGCTTGAGATGCTTTCTCATTACTATAATTATAATAAGTTTTAATACAATCTAAGTCTG